CCATTTGGCGTTCTTGGTCCCGCCCCAGAAGGCCGTGGCCGCCTTCCCGGCTACCTCGGAGAACCAATAGCTCTTGAACTTCTCGACCTGCTCGGGGCGGGCATTCTCGCCGAGGTCGAAGATGCCATCGCTCGCCGCGCTGGACACCTGGTTCGCATTGTATGAGCTGCCTTTGAGCTCGGCGTCGATGGCCATCTTGAGGACCTCGACATTGCCGAGGCCGACAACGCGACGCGTCGAGGGGCGCTGCATGATGTAGAGCATGTCCTGGTTGAGGAGCTGGGCCCGTTCCTCATAGTCAGGCCACCAGAAATATCGCGGCTCCTGGGGATCGCCATCCCATGTCCGGCTGACCTTGATCTCGCTCCCGTCCACCGGCCAGAGCCATACCGGCTCCATCTGCATGTTGCGCTCGATCTCGATGACCCCCGCATCGAGGACGAGCACATCTTCGACCACCGATTCGATGAACGTCTGGAATGACTCATTCTTCGGGTTGGGCAGATCGAACAATTCCCGAAGCTGGCGTTGGATCCTCTTCGGGTAAGCCTTGCCCGGGTCATAGGGCACGATGTCCCATTCGGCCGCGGAGACCTGACCCTTGCGAATGTCAATGGCGGCACGGAGGAACTCGGAGTTCTCGGACCAATGCCTGAGCATGCGGACATTGGTCTTGCCGACCTTCTTGCCATCGGACATGACGACCGACGGCATCGGCACCTTCTTCGGTGTCGTCAGGTACTTGATGAGCGAGACGATTGCCCCGTCGGTCATCGTCCACCCCTGAAGTGCCCCAGGACGTGCTTGCTCATGGCATCGCCGATCACATTGGACTGCATCCGCTTATTAGCCTCGGCAACAGCGTCCTTATAGGTGAAGCGGAATGTCTCGAGGTCGGCCATCAGGACGGCCAAATGTGCGGGGACCGCGAACCGACCGTCGCGGAAGTCGAGCTCGACGAAGCTTTCCATTACCGCTTCGTCGCTGCCCCATGCTTCAGAACGCCGAAGAAGAACCCACCACCCTGGAGATCCATGCTGTACCCCAGTGAGTCCACGAAGTCGTCGTGCCCCTTATTGAAGCTCAGGAGCTCGCGCTCAAAATCCGTGTCCCTCAATGACGCGTGATGGTAAACCTTGTGCGCTTCGTATTTTGCGGCAACCGCCCGTCCGCGCGTCGTCTTGTCGACGTCGTTCTTCCGCCCCGTGATCGGGATACCGGGGTAATCCTCCATGACCTCCTGGATCAATGTGCTCTGAAACGCCTGGCTGTCACAGATCACCAGGGCAACATTCGGGTAGGCCTGGAATCCATCCGCGATGAACTCAGCATGATGCGTCTCTCGCTTGTCGCGGTAGGCGCTGAGGACGAAGAAGTTGCCGTCCTCGTCCTGCGCAGTGACGACCCGGGCCGTCCAGTCCGCCCGTTCCTTCTCCGACGAGGCGAGATCGATCCCCATGCGTAGGGTGTATTCGTGGCCTTCGGGGAGCTGGGTGAAGTAGTAACTCTCGGAGAGCCGCGGGAAGATATTGCCGCGCATGAGGCCGGTGACGTCGTTCTGGTAGACGCAGGCGAAGATGGCCGACCCCATGTCCTCGCGCTCTTTGAGGAGCGTCTCCACGGTCCATCGTTCGGGCCAATAGCTCTGCAATTCGCCGTCGACCTCCACCAGGGCCCCCTTGACCAGCGACCGAAAACCCTTGCCGCCCTGCTCCTTGGGCTTCATGAGCCGCTCGTAGACATCGTCGTCCGCCCAGCGCGTCCCGATGAAGATCATGATCCCGCCCGGGACGAGACATGGCTTGATCGTCTTCCAGATCCAGGTCTCGACCTTCTCCATCTGATCCATCGAGGAGGTGTTCTCCTCATCGAGGATGTCGTCGAAGATGACGATGTCGAACCGCTTGGAAATGATCGCCCCGAAGACGCCCTGGGCGTAGACGGTGAGGTCCTTCGACCCCGCCTTGTGGCTGCTTTGGCCGTGGATCCATTGCGAGTCTGTCCACTTTGGCCCCACACCCGGGCCGAAGATCTCAATGTGCCGATCGTTCTCACCGATCGTCGTCCTAATCGCGCGACTGAATGCCTCGGCCTGGGTCGCCGTGTTGCTGAATAGGCCAACTCGGATGTTCGGGTTCTTCGCGATGTGATGCGCTAGCTTCCCGATCGTGACCGAAGTCGATTTCGAGGAGCCCCGTGGCTCGAGGGCGAGACCATGCTCACCGTCTGCGATGCAGGAATCGACGAAGTCGTAGAGCTCGAGGATGTGGGCAGGGAGGAATCCCCCACCATCGGTTAGCTGCTCGGCGAAAACGTACTCAACATAGTCGACCGCATTCTCCGCGGCTCGATGGCGGCGGGAGAGGTCAAGAAGCTCTCTCTGTTGCTCCCGGGAGAGATCGGATATCCGCTCCTGGAGCTCGTCCGCCGTCGAGATTCCGTCGAGCAAGGTCTCCAAGAGCGGCGAGGAGCTCTGGCGGGTAGACGTGTCCAACAAGGCGCTTTTCCTCAATGCGCTCCGTGGCGTCGCCTCGCAGGAGCTGGATCTTGCTAATGGCTTCCAGGACGTCCTTCGGGTTTACAGGATACGGGTTCGTGGGATCGGCCATCTGCTGCGCAGCTCGCACCAGCATCGCCTCGAGCATGTCGAGGCTGTTGTCCGCCAAGCGCGATAGGCGACGCGCGCGGTTCTCTGCGGCCAGGGCCAGGAAATTCTCATCCGCCTGGGCCCTGAAGTCGGCCCGGAGCCGCTTCCAGTTCTCCTTCCGCGCCCGGTCGGAGACGGTGGAGTTGCTCAGTCCCGCCCGATCCGCCAACCCACGCAGCGTGGCGTCCGTCGTAACGAACTCTCGCTTGATCGCATCCCAGTTCGCCCTGTCAGCCATCGAGGTATTCCTGGGCCATCAGGCCAAGTGCTTTCGCATCGGGCACATCGTCCTGCTCGCGCCTGACCTTCGCAAGCGCCTTGTCCAATGCCGCGGAGTCCTCGCTCGACATCCGGAAGATCCGCTCGACCCAATGCGCTGGCTTTTGGCCCTCCATCTTCTCCTTGAAGCCATTCCAGTCAAATTCTGGCATCCTCGCGATCGTGCCGAACTCATCCTTCGAGTACGGAAGTACCTGGATCAGCTCGTCGATGGACGACTCCGTAAGGAGCCCCCGCAGCAACTCGCCGAGCTTGGCCTGTTCCGGCTTGCCGCGCAGTTCGTTCAACACAATGGTCAACTGCCGCGCCTCATGGTCCGAGATCGGACCGATATCGAAGACGGGAAGCTCGGTGAGCCCGAGCCGCATTGCCGCTTTCCAGCGATGCTCACCGTCGATGATCTCGTAGATATCCCCGAGACGGCGGACGATGAGCGGTGAGATGAACCCGAACCGCTTGATCGACTCGAGCTCCTTGGCAAAGGTCTCATCATCTTGGCGGTTCGGATTCCACCCATTCGGCTCGATCGCATCAATGGGGACGACCAGATCTCGGCCCCAAGCCGCGCCGACCGGCGCCTTGGCCTTCATCGCGCCTGACGGATGACCGTCACGCGATGGTGCTCGTCGAGCCAGACATCCACGCTTGAGATCTTCGGGAACTGGCCGACCATACGTTCGATGATCCACATGGCGATGCCCTCGGGCCCATGGTCCATGCCGGGGAGCATCGAGTTGAGTGACTTACCCTCCACCTCCGCCAAGAGAAGGGTCAGCTCATCGTCGAGGGAGGCGGGGTCCCAGGGGGGGGACGCCTGGGACCCCGCCATGGTGATGCGGACCCTGAATCGATGCCCGTGACCCTCGAAGCCACAGGTCGAATGCCCGGGAATGACGTGGCCCGCATCAAAGGTGCGCTCTACGGAGTGACGGATCTCCATTATTCGCTCGTTCCGAAGTCCGCCTTCCAGCGGTCCTCCGGATCGTTCGGATCGTAATGCCAGTCCGCTGAAATCGCATCGATCGGTGCTGACCCCAGTCGTCCATCCTTCCCAATGAAGATGGCCTTGGGCTGGGGGGTCCCGTTCAGGAAGGAGATGATGAGGATCGGCTCGCCGTGTCCGAGCCGACCCTCAAGCATGGTCCCGATCATCCGGTCGGGGGAGTGTCAGTTGATCCCCGGATGTTGTCGGTAATCGATCCGAGTGCCGCTACGGCAAAGGTGGCTGCGGCGGCCAGACCTGTCGTCGACAGGATGTTGATGTCCAACCCAAGCACCGACATGTCGGGCACTGCCTCACCTGCGATAAGCAGGATCAGGATCGGGATGACCCGACCCGCAACGGTCTTGCGTACCCAGGCGTCGACAAGGGTCACGTCAAACTGCTTCGAGGCGAACGCCTTGGCAATCCCGGTCACCAGTTCGACGATGGCGAGGATGACGACCCCCGACATCGCCATACCGGCCGGTCCCTCCATGAGGGCCGTGAGCATCTCACCGAAATTCATGAACTACCTCCACGCTGCGCGGACCCATTCGCCTGAACCGAGCTCAGGATGGCATCGAGCCGTGGGTCCCATG